CCAACGTAAGTAACGTTATCAGGGTTTAAGTCGTCGTAGTTTATAAAGTAAATCGCTTTCAATCCTGAAACCGAATCTTTACATTGTTCTATTCGACCGTTTGTTATATCACAACTCATTTTATTTATTTTTTAAAGTTTAACAAAAAAAAAGGTGGTGTATATTGCACCACCCTTTATTATAGTTTATGTTTTTTAGTTAGCGCTATTTGTAATACCGTAAGTAACTAAGTCAGAAGCAAAACCGTACTTCGCATCAGCAGTAAATCTCATTACTACGCGAACATTTTGCGAACCGTCGATATCTCCCATATCAATAACTTTAACTTCGTTCATGTCATTCATCAAACCAGTAGCAAAGTACAAGTTTGAAGTTTGAGAAAGTAACGCCGTGTTTGAAGCAAGTCCGTTAGCTAAGAATATTTTAACACCGTCAAAATACAAGTCATTCAATACTTGGTTTGTTCCTTTGTTGTCGTAACCGTTAGCACCTACTCCTGAAGCAGCGAAGCCACCTAAAGCACGTACATACGCTCTATAAATGTTATTAGAAACATACAAAGTTAAATCTTCTTTACCGTACAAAGCAGCTGGTAAAGCATCAACGATAGAACCTAATTGTGCAACAACGTTTGTAGCGTCAACCGTAGTACCCGCAATTTCTTGAGCAGCTGGTAAAGCAGCATCAGTAGTTAATTGTGTCATGATACCAGCGAACTGTCCAGCAGTTGCGTTAACACCTCTCCAAATTGAAGTTTCCATTCCAGCAGCAACTTTTTCAGCAGCGTGAGCGATTAAGAAATCAGCAAATGATTTAGGTAAAACATCGAATGCAGAATATCCCATTTGAATGGCATCCCAATCTTGTCTGAAATCACTTTTACACAATTGTAAGTTAACTTGAAAAGATTCAGGTTGAAGAATTTTTTCAGTTAACGTAACTGTAGAAGTAGGATCAAAATCACAAGTTGCGTTTTTGATAATATCGTCAGTAGCAACTCTTTTAATTACTTGTTTGAACTTTACGTTAGGCATGATAGTAATACCGCCTTTCTCCAAAGTTGGAGCGCTTAACAAAGCAGCAGCGATATATTTTCCAGCGAACTCACCAGCATACGTAGTAGTAATGCTTTGAGTAGTTGATAGGTTAATTTTTTCCATTTTTATTTAGTTTTTTATTTTATTTATACTACGGTTAAAGTAATTGCACCAGCAGAAGTACCAAGTCCGAAAACATACCAGTTTGTTCCGTCACCAACTAATTCAACGAAATCTCCGATTGTATCAGCAGAAGCAGAAAAAGTAATTGTGTTTTCATCAGCTCCAGGAACGTTAGTACTGTTTACGATAACACCACCTTGAATTTTGTTTGTAGCCGCTTTAATAGTCCAAGCAGTTGTTGCGAATAACGCACCTACTACAAACTTGTAAGATTGTCCAGCGCCATCAGCAACCGCTGGTAATGTAATTTGCGCTCCAGCAGCAGCGTTTAAGATAAATACTTTACCGCTATCTTCAGCAGTTAAAGTTGTTGCACCTGTCAATGTTTCAATTACACCTACTTGACGTAAAGAATCATTTGAGATACTTGTTAATGTTGTACTCATTTTTTATTGTTTTTTAAATTATTACTTATTTAGTTTGTTTAAAACTGAATCCATTATTGTGCGTGGTCTTTTAGACGCAAATTTTATAGACTCAACTTTGTTTTCGTTTTCAGGGTTAAAAGAAATTGGTTTAACTTCTTCAGATAGTTCTACCTCGTTTTCTTTAACCTCGTTCAATTTGCTTAATTCAGCTTTTAACGTTTCGTTTTCTTTTTTCAACGCTTCAATTTCCGAAAAGAAACTTTCCTTAATTGTGCTTTCTACTACTTTTTTAGGAGCGCTTTTAGCTGTTTCCATTTCTTGTTCTTTTTTCGCTTCCTCTTCGATAGGCTCTTCAACTTCTACTTCTTCTTCTTCAACCTTTTCTTTTACTTCAGAAATAATTCCTTCTTCAACAACGATTAACATACGACCGTCCTCCATTTCGTATTCACCTACTGGCACGGGTATTTTTTGTTCATCTTCCGTTACTACGAAAATTTCGTTACCAGCTTCAAACATATCAGCTTCAAGAACTGTTACGCCATCCATTAGTTTCATTTGTTCAAGTTTTACTTCCATTCCAAGTAAAGTTTTGATTTGGTTTATTAAGCTATTTTTCATTTTTATTTATATTTAAGTTTATCCTAATTTGGCTCCAGATGCTAACATTTTAAGCGAACCATAAAATCTTTTATTAATATCAATTAATGAATTTATGCTTGCTTCTGCTTTTGAAATTGGTGCTTTGGCTTCGTTTAGTAATCCTAATTCTTGAGCATTTTGTTTAAAATCTGCTAATGCTTTATCTGCATTTCTTCTTGCTAAATCATATTTTTTTTGCCAAGAATCAATTGAATCAGAAAGTTTTTTTAATTGTTGACCAACCTGCATAACTTCATCAATAACCTTTTGATTATTAGCTTCAATTTCATTTAATACTTGAACACTTTTTAATTCAACCTCATGCGAAGCCAATTGCGTTTCTTCTTTGAATAGTTTTCCGAAAACTGTTTTTAGTGTATTCATAACTTATTAACTTTTAAAATTTTTACTTGTTCCTTTTTTAGCCGTTTTGCCGTACTATCGTTCGTACTCCGTTGTTATCTGTTATCGTTACATTTTGCGGCGTTACGCTGGCTGTTTTACCTATTCCTTGCGCTTCTAAACTACCGTCACAACAATCTTTGTGGTATTTTCCGTCTTTACATAAGCATCCACGTTTACCACCACGGGGACTTACTTTACTTGCTGTTCTCATTTATTTTATATTATCCTCCAACGGGTTCTTGTACTTTAAGAAATGTATTATAAGATTGAATCCAATTTTCTAAATCATTTAGGTCAACTTTTTCTATTTGTTCTATGTTTTGAATACTTCTTAATTTTGAATCTTTTAAATCTATTCCTAAATCATTTGCAGTTTGTTTTAAAGTAACAACCATTTTTTTAGCATCTTGAATTTGACTTACATATTTTTTTAAAGCATTCATAGATTTTAACGCCTCTTCTTGTGCTTTATCTAAATTTGGTTTTATTAATAAATCAGCTTTTAAAAAAATATCATAATTTTTAAAACTTTCCTCGTAGATTTTATCATAATTTTGCATTAAGCCTAATTCAACTTCGTGTTTTGCTAATTTAATTTTGTTAGCGTTCGCATCCATTTGCGAAATCATTTTTAAAATGTTATTCATTTTTTTCATATTCTATTTATTATCTATTTGTTCTAACTTTCTTTGCGCCCACTCAATACCAGCGTCACCACCCCAACAAAGCCACATTAAACGACCGCAGCCGTCTCCTAATTTCTTTTGTGAATTTTCTTTGTGACGTGCAAATGAAGCCATACGTGAAATTGTTTCTCTACTTATATTTTCGCCGTTTGCAAGTTGATTGGCGCGCGCTTTTCCTACGGGCGTACCGCAGTCACCCCAACCGTTTTCTTCAGCGTAGCGTAATGCTATCTTCGCATTTTCAGTTGCTTCTTTAGGATAGTCGTTATACGTTTCTAATTTAGTATCGAGTATTTCTTTTAGGAATGCTATTATTTCGTCTTCTTCGTTTTGTTGTAAACTCATTTCGTATTGATCTACAAAGTGACCTTCAATACTAAATCCTTTTACTTCGCCGTCTTTTACCTTTTTCCAAATTTCATCGTTGTTTACTTTCATTGAAATCATCCAAGTTCCCTTTGGTAAATTGAATTCGTATTTTGCTGATTTGTCTTGTTTCTCATCTTCAATTATCCAGCTTTCAACAACACTCATACCGTCTAACATTTTACGTTCGTGTTCGTAGGTAGCGTTGTTTTGATTAGCTCTCATTAAAAACAATTCACTTGCTTTGCGTACCGTGTTTTCACTAAAGTAAATGTAAAATTCTTTGTCCTTGTTTCTGCGGTAAATTTGTTTATTAGGCACTAAAGCCGCACCCATCAAAATACGTTTTTCCGCATCTACTTCTTTTAGTTCAACTTCGTGTTTTTTTAACGCTATAAAATTCTCCTCGATCGCTGGACTTTCAACAACTGAAACCGCATTAATACCAGCTTCTAATTTTGTTTCGTCTATTAGTAGTTCTATTATTTCAACTTTTGCCATAACTATTAAACTTATAATGTTGCGTTTTGTACTCTATTTCGGTCTAAGGCTTGTGCGCTTGTTACTTCGCCACTAACTACGTATGCTTGTGTAGGCGTTTGTTGTAATTGTGCTAACTGATTTATACCGCTCGATCCTATTGTGTTAAAGTTAGCAGTCATAGGAGCAGCAGTTGGTACGTTAGTATCATTACCCCCACCACCTGAATTTGCACCACCACCAAATTTAGAATTTGAAATTTTAATTATGTTTGCAGCTCCAACCGTTGCAGCAATACCAGCTTCGACAAATTGCATTCCCGTTGCTAACTTGATTGGGTTACCACCAGCAGTTAACGCACCCGTTACCGCCATTGCAGTGTTTGTAATTGCAGCGGCTAAATTAAAAGCCTTTTGTACTTGAAATTGTTTACGTGCGTCCTTTTCGTTTTTAGTATTAAACGAACCCGCTAAATCAGCTAAAGCACTAAAAGTATTTCCCGCAAGTTCAAGCGTTTTTTGTCTTAACTCGTTTCGCCTTTGTATTTCTTCTTTGTCTATTTGTTTTTTCTTTTCGGCTTCAGCTTCACGAAGTGCAATTCGTTTTCCAGCCGCCTCCATTTCTTGGTCAAACTCAATTTGTTTCTGTTCAATTTCTTTTTTATTCTTTTCCTCCCACGTTAATAATTTATCACTATTATATTTAATATCTAATTGAAGTAATTCCTTTTTTAACGTTTCATCAATTAATTTTTCCGCATCAGCTAATTGTTTCGCATCAACTATTTTATCTTTTGTACTTGCAAGTAAATCTTCTTTTTCTCTTTTATTTTTTTCCTTTGCAAGTGCGACTTCTTTATCATATCCATCAGCCATTAACGCCAAACGCTTGTCAGTGTTTTCACGCTCTAAATCAAGTTTTTCTTTTGCTGTGTTTGCTTGATTGTTAACGCTGTTTTGGTCGCCTTGTTTTATTTGTAATTGCAGTCCATCCCTATCAGACTTCATTTGTGCTAATCCTCGTTTAGCTTCTTTTATAGTAGCATCGCTGTCGGCTTTTACTTTAGCTGGGTCAAATAAAAACTTACTACCTACTTCAGCGCCTAATTGAGTTAATTTAGTAATTTCAGCATTTATATTTGTAGTTGTGATTTTACCCAAGCCTAATGTTTCAGAAAGTTTATTTGCTCCTTCAATTAATAAATCAAAGGGAGCAGCCAATGCCCTTAAAGTCATTACTGAAGCCTCTAAACCAAAACGAATAATGTTTTTTGCTATTTCTTGGTTACGTTCTGCGGCTGCTATTTCTAATTTTGACGTTTTTTCCAACCCTTCAATACGTGCTTCTTCATCTAATATTGTAGTATTTAATTTATTTAGCCTTATTTGTAAAATTTCCTTTTCACTTTTACCTTGAAGCCTTAAACTATTTTCTTGTAATTGTGCGTTTTCGTAGATTTCTTTAGAAGCAGTTGCCTGTTTCTCTACGTCTTTATTTAGTTTTAATTGTTCGTCAGAAACACCGCTTACCGCCGCTTTTATGTCATCCCAATAAGCAACAATAGTACCCAAAGCAACTACAAATAAACCGATTCCAGTTGCAGCTAAACCGCTTCTAATTCCTTTTAAAGCATTTCCAGCAACTATACCTAATTGTTTAAAAGAATCCCTCGCCTCCATCAATCCGTTTATACCTTGTGTTAAAGCCATTACGCTTTGTACTTTCAATAGTGCTTCTTCTACTTTCTCACTTTCAACACCTAATAAAGCCATCCCACCCGTAAAGGCTTGGAATCCATTCATAACGCCATTTACCGCACCTTCAACCGCTTTAAATTTAGCATCAGGATTGAATGCTTCGACTAAGTCTTTTGAGAATGCTATTTGGTCTTTTAATTCAGCAGCTGCCTTTGCCGCTTTTAC